CACTAAGCTACCAAGCAGGTCAGCAACAATTAGGCGTTGGCTTGCAACAAATCGGTCGCGGTACACCTGGACTATTCGACGCAGGACAGGCACTAAACCTTGGTGCAACCGAACGTAGCAACCAACTAGCAGCACAACAGGCAAATGCACAGATGCAAGCACAGCAAAATGCTGGGATATTTAATGCCATTGGACAAATTGGTGGTGCTGCACTCACGGGTGGTGCATCACTTGCTGGTGGTTCCCTTGCTGGATTGTTTTCCCCACAACGAGCTAAAATCGTAGGAGACGCAAACGGGAGGGCATTCGTATAATATTATGGCACTACTAGGAGCATCAATTGACCCCAGCCTGTTTAGACAGGACTACTCTGGGTTTGTAAACGCAGCAAACACCAATGCTAACGCAATAACGGGGTTAGGGCAGACTATTGCAAAAACTGCAACTGATTATTTTAAAGATCAAAATGATAAGAAAAAGCTGCTAAAGCAAAGTTCCACGCAAATTGATGCTGCAATTAAGTTGTATCCAGAGTTGCAAGGAGCATTTACACCAATTTTAGACAATCTTCGTGATGAGAATATTTCTTTAAATGATCGTTTTGCTAGTGCTAGTGCTACTCCTGGGCTTATTGAGCTTGCAATTGGTCAATCAAATAAGAATAGGGATTTTGGACTCAAAGAAAGAGAGCTTGCCGCACAAGAAGGTAGGTATACTCAACAAGCCGAACAAGAGCGGAATAGGTATATTGAGTCCCAAAAACCAGATGCATCGAAATGGACTAATTACAATGAGGTAATCAATATTGGAGGAAGACCTATAAAAGTTGTTGGGCAAATCGACCAATATGGTGTATTCAAAGACTTGAATGGAAATCAATATCCAAATGTTGGTATGGCATTTTCTGATACACAACCAGCGACAGAACAGAATACTGGGATGGTATTGCCAGATAGAAATGTTCCAACTCCACCATCAACTATAGATTTCAATGCTGTACCATCAGTTCCTGGTGATGTCTCTGTTCCACAACCTGTTGTTTCACCAGATACTGTAAATCCAAACGTGGTAAGTAACGAGATTATTATGCCTGCTGGATCTTCTTATGTTACACAAGAAAAATTCAGACCATTTAATGCCGAGGAATCTAAATTATATGGTTCACAAGGACAAGTTGATACATCCACAAATAGAGCATATCCAATAACTCCACCTTCTGGAACATCTTTCAAAACAAATCCAGATGGAAGCGTTGAGTATATTACTGGAGCAGGAGTAAGTCAAAAAACTGAAAAGGCAACAGAAGCAAGAAAACAACAACAAGGTAGCTTTGTTAATGAGTTTGTTAATACCGCTTCTGAAACCCTCAAAATGATTCCTAATCTTCCAGATAGTCCGATTGGTGCTAAAGTTGGAGCTATATTAGGTGGAGTGTTGCCTGGGACGGAAATAGGAAGGGTTGTCTCAAGGCTTGGAACATTGAAAGCTAATTTAGCATTAGATAAAATAAATCAATTGCGCGAAGCATCTCCAACAGGTGGTGCAGCAGGTAACATGACTGAAAAAGAATGGCCGTTATTTATGCAAGAGTTTGGGGCATTGGATGCTGCTGAAAATAAGCAAGATCTAGAAGCGAGACTTAAAAACGCTTCGGTAAAACTATTTAACAGGGTTAATGGAACTCCAGAGCAAAGGGCGGCAGCACTAAAAAATGGAACTATTACAAGTGAAAACAATCAAATAGTAGAAACTGAATACAATAAAATGTTATCAGATCTTAATATTGCTACACCAACTGCTCCTGCTGCAAGTCAATCACCACTTTTCAGTCCAGAAACCGAAGCAACAATTCAAAAGCATTTACAACCAAGATAATGGCTCAAAATATTGATTTCCAAAAGCAAGCAAAAGACATTACTGATGCTATCAATGGAGCATCGTCTGCTTTAGAATCAGCAACAGACGAATCGCAAAGAAAAGAATTCTTGGATGATCTTGTCATGCTTAACCAAGCTAAGACAACACTTGAGAAAGCATACTCAGATAGCAATTTAAATGAGCAAAATCAGTTAAAACTATCTAAAGAAGAATCAGCAAAACAACTTTCTGAAGGGTCATATGTATCTAAAACTGAATTACAATCAACTCCCGTCAATCCAACATCGTTTGCTGATTTTGCACAAACACCCAGAATAAACCGAGAGCAAACACGTTCAAACCTAATTGAAAATGCAAGCAAGGTTTTTGGCGTTGATCCACAAAATATTGATGTTGACTCTGGATTGAGCGGCAAAGAAAGATTTGCTCTTTCTGCATTACCAACAGATCAAGATCGTATAGCATTTTTAGCCAGTAAGTATCCAGATATTCAACCAGTTGTAATTGATGGTAAAAATGAATTGTTTGTTAAAAAAGGAGAAAAGCTTGTAAAGGTTGATGAATTTGGCAATTCGTTAGCAGACGCTGCATCACTTATATCAACTGCCGCAAAAGAAGTATTGCCTACAGTTGCCGCTATTGGAGGCGCAGTTGCTGGTGCGCCAAGCATTCTTGGAGCCGCAGCATTAAGTACTGGTGGTTACGCTGCAACATCTGGATTGCAAGATATGGCAATTAGAAAAGCAATGGGTATTGATGCCCAACCGCTAGAGGTTCTAGGTAGGCAAGGTCTCACCGCTGCGATTTCATTTCCTATTGATATCGCAACAGCGGGAACGGCAAAGTTCTTATCTAAGAGAATGGGCAGACCAATTGCAAATGAGTTAAATAGAACACTTGTTTCGGCAGAACAAGAATTAGCAAAGTCAGGCTATGACATAAAAGTTCCTGTTGGGGCAAAGTTTGGAGATGCAGCATTAGAAGCACAAAGAACTCTTGCTCAGATGTATCCAAACAGCAAAAATGCTGCGAGGTTAAATAAAAACATGGAGCAACTCGCCTTCATGACACAAGCATGGCAAGAGGCGGGAAACCCAGAACAAGTATCACAAATTGGTATTGCTAGATTAAGGCAACAGCAATCACGCCTTATTGACGAAATTGCTGGTAAAGATGAACAAGCAAAAACAATTTTAACTGAACATTTTAATAGAAGGTTACAGCAAATGCAGGTTCCTACTTTTAAAAAAGAACCAGTAGGAAATACTTTAAGTCAGTTTCTCAAGGAGGCCGAACAAGCTGAAATACAGATAAATGAGAAAAATTATAGAGGTTTCTATGATGAGATGGATAAAAAAGGTGTAAGTGTTTCTTTTGATGAGGCAAAACGAAAAATTTCATCGTTACTTTATGCAGCTAAAGAGCAGGGCTTTAAAACAGTTGATGATAAGGGCATTTATTCTTTAATTGGAAGAATTGATACTCAGAAACAAAATTCAGCATTAGCAAAAGAGTTAAGAAACAAACTGCAAAGTGGAGAAATAAAACTTACACCAGACATTCAAGATCAATTAGATAGACTCTCAACTGCTGGTGATGCTTTTACATTTGAGGATATTTCTTCGTTAAGACAGCAATTAGCAGAAGCAGTCCCAGAAGGCGGGGCGGCAGGAAAGGGAGATCCAGCTAAGAATCTTGCTTCCAAAATTTCTAGAGATTTTGGTGAGTATGTTGACCAACTTGCCGAGAAAAATGGAATGACGGATGAATGGAGTCGTGTAAACGCATCTCATGTTCAAGACAGGTTGCTTTATGAGAGATCGTCACCTGGAGCAATACTAAAACAATCACTAGGAGATGCTAGATTTACTCCTTCACAAATAGTTGATAACGCTATTTCTGATCCTAGAAATGCAAGGGATGTTCTTCGTGCCGTAAGTCTTAAACTAGATGCTAATGGCAATTCAGCAGAACCAGCAATACGAGATCAACTCCAACAGGCTTACTTTTCACAAATTGGACTTACTTCAAAAGTTGGTATTTCGCCAACAAGCATAAATTATAACCCGGAAATGGTCACGGCCTTGTGGGGAGATGTGAAAGGTGCTGGGATGGTTAAAAAATTAGATGAACTCAATAAAACATTCCAAGTCCAAAAATTAAATTTGGATAATCTTACCAAAGAAGACGTTTCTATGTTATCATCTGCTCTTGGAGATACTGAAACAAAAAAAGTTATTTCCGCCATTGCTAAGAAAAAGATACTTGAAAAAAAATCTGCAAAGCTAGCTGATGACAAGATTATTGGATTGGCGTTAGAAAATAAGTGGGAAAAACTTACTAATGGAGAACTTGCCTCTTCTGCGATTTCTTCGGGTGTATCATCTGGAAGCGTTTCTAAAGTATGGTATTCAATGCCGATTGGAGAAAGAAAAGCATTTTCTAAAGACTTCATGTATGAACTTCTTGGTTCTTATTCTGGAACTGGCAAACCTCTTGCTAAAGCGCCATACATAACAATGCCTGATGCAGATAGATTTCTTAAAGATGTTGGTCAAGTTGCAGGACAAGCATCTACTCAAGAAGGCAGGGAATTGTTAAAAAAGATGAAGTTAGTTCTTGGGGAAGATACTACTAATAAGTTTGTTTCTGCACAAAAAATGATTCAAGCATCACAAGTATCTGGGCAAAAAATAGGTAAAGATGAGATACGAGCAGTTGTTGGTGCTGGTGGAATTTCAGCATATGTTGCTCAAGGACTTGGGTCATTTGTCAATAATCGTCTTATGTCATCAGCATTTGGCATTGGAGCATTGGAACCATTTTTAGACATCCTTGCTAGAGATATTGGGTCAGCAGCAACAGAGAAAGCATATTCAAGTATGATTTCAAAAATGTTGACAACTAAAGCTGGAATTTCTGCAATTACCGATAGTATGGGTAACGATCCAGCTTTTGCTGGAGCAATGACTAAAATGATTAGCGAAATTAAACAGAGCGAATCCAATGCACAAAACGAGATTGATAAAAGGACTATTAAAAAACCTTAATTAAAAATACAACGATCCTGCCCTTGCCAGAAGCATATCGTCAGCTATAAGTAGTTCTTTAAGCAACAAGTAAAAACAACATGAGTGATAATGAACTTCTTGAGATTGACAGCAAACAGGCAATTAAGGAGTTCTTTCTTGAGGTCAAAGAACGTGCGAAGCTATTCCCGCGCAACTCAATCGAGCATTACAATCCAAACGTAGCGGCACAGATCCTATGGATGCTTGCACAAGGTGGACGTATTAGCGTAATTGCTAAGAAGTGTAAAGTATCGCATGAGCTAGTAAGGTCGCTAGAATGGCGGCATAACGACACGCTTGAGTCAAAGCGTAAGGAGTTCTCTAAACGCTACGCGATTGCTGCGGCTGAGTACACCGATCTATTGTTTGAGAAAGCAGAACAATTATCCAACGACCCAGAGCAATTGAAGATGATCTCACCAGACCGTCTTGCGTTGACTATCGGCATTATGACAGACAAGGCTGGTCAACTCTCTGGTATGGCAAGCACAATCGTAGAACATCGTAAGGGTGCAAGTATTGACGATGCTGCTAAGATGATTGCCGAGGCAAAGTCTCGCATTGCCAATAAAATCAAGGAACAAGCGATTGAAGTTGAGGTTATCGAATCATGATCAAAGAACCAGAATCAAGGTTTGATGGCCCGATCTTCAAGCATTACGTTGTAGAACATGATGGCATTAAATATAGTTGCAACACGCTTGTCTACGCCTCGTACTTAGCCGAGAAGTTTAACGCTAAAATCTGGGACATAGTACTTGAGAAATATATCATCCCGTTCATCGGGATATGTAGGCATTGTGAAAAGTGTAGGAAACTTCATCTTGTTGACGGCAACCGAGGATCATTCCCTGCCGAAGATGATACATTTGGATGCGAAAAATGTAATAGCGTATACAGGATTGTCGATGTACTCATGGAGACTGACGCATACAGAATCAAGTAATGCAATGGCGTAATCATGCAATATTGCAACCTCCGTCAGACGACGAGATTTGTGCAATGGAACCAGATGAGCTTATGGACATCCATAAGGTTTATCACGAAGCTATTGATAACGCCGAAAGAGATCCGTATAGGTATGGATTCAGATTGCCGCATTGGGAAAAAGCAGAAGAGCAACTCTCGCAAGTCTCAGAAGTTCTGGCACTTGGTGGTAATAGGTCAGGGAAAACTGCATGGGGTTCGTACTGCGTAGTCAAAGCTGCAATCGAAAATCCTAAGTCTGAGATCTTTTGCTTCTCACAAACGTCCGAGGTTAGCATACGTCAACAACAAAGTGCAGTATGGAACTGGATTCCAAACGAGTTGCGTACAAAGCAAACATCAGCAAACGCATACATCTCGTACACTAAGAAGAACGGATTTACAGACAATTCGTTGAT